CTGATACAGGTTGGACTTCATATACTTTTTAATTTTCTTGTACTTCTTCTTGACTTGCTCAATACCATCAAAGTTGATATCAACATTCAGATTATTGTCAGTCATTTCTTTTTCTTTTCTTCTTTCTTGGGTTCACTACCAGGAGCATTCCACATTTTGGGATTCATTGTTCCACTAGATTGTTTCATATCAATAAAGTTATCACGATACTTGTCCCAATAATGATCAAAGATATCTACTTTCTTAGTTGCAATAACTAAATCAAAATGTTTTCCACCATCTACCTTATACTCAATAAGATAGCAGGTATAAGGTAGAGACTTATCCTTTGATAATTCTGGATCACAATCTTCATGCAATATTTTAAGTTTACTCAACTTCTCCCTCCCCAAGTGATATCAGGATATGCTTGAGAAACAATATCCTTAGTAATATTATACTTATTTTCTAGGTTCTTATCCTTTACAAGGCACAAGATCTCTGCGTCAAGTGGATGCAGACCTTCAAGCATCTGAATAAACATGGTCTCTCTACGAAGACTCTTAAGTTGGTCGTTACCACCTTTACAGAAGTTGTAAAATCTCCGATACTCTTTACGAATAGTGGTCTTGCCTTTCTTCAGGTCACTAATTCCCATGGAATCATTCTGATTATATTCCATGGTACCAACTGCCTGAGCAATCTTAGTGCTCAGAGTACCAGTAGTAATTTGCTCATCCTTCATACTAGAGTATGGCACTTCACCAGGAGGGAGCAGAGAAATCACACTCTCATCAAAATTCCAAATGAATAATGCTTTGATAGAATCATGTTCATGCTTCTTAAGCACCTCTATCTTCTTTGCTTTTGTTTTCTGCTTATTCACCAGAGCAAAAACTTCAAAGGTAAAAGGATTAGGTGGCAGTTCCAGTGTTGCTGGTGCTGCCTTCGGTCTAGGAGTAGACGCTTTCTTAATCGTCGTCTTCCTCGTCGTGGTCTTGGGTTTCGTAGTCATTTTCAAATCTTACAGCTAAAATTTCATCTGGTAATACATTACCATATTCATCCAACATTTCAGGATGAATGTACGGGAGTGCCTGTCTTTGGAATATTTCTCTTGCAATGAGTCCAATCAAACCACCAATAAGCAGAAATTGAACAGATACAAGGGAAAAAAGAGTTATAGTTGCAGCATTCATAAACCTTCTCCAAGAGATTTTTTTCTAATAAGTAAATTTATCTCAAAGTTAAAATGAATCTCTCTTCCAAAGAAAGAGACCATTTTGGCAAACTTCACATAGTTGCCTTTTTGGGGTGCTGGTCTCCCTCCCAATAGTAATTCTACACCTTTATTTATTGCAATATCAGAGGAGTTTTTCTTCCCTGAGGTATTTGATGGTTTCACTACATCCTCCAAGTTTCTTTTGGTCCGCTAGAATTTGGGGAAATGATGTACCATGTCCGAATTCATTATAGAATTCATCAGGGGTGAAGTCTCTTCCAAGTTTATATTCTACAAACTTTTGTTCGGTTAGTGTGAGGACCTGAACGATCTTATCACAATATGGGCATCCTGGTTTTGAATATACAATTAAATTCATTGTTGTACTCCTTTCCAATCATTTTCAAAGATTGCCATTCCCATATCGGTAAGGATATGATCATGCATCTGTTCAAATATAGAAGGTGGCATAGTTACTACACTAGCACCATTATACCATGAACGGACAGCACGTTGCACACTACGAATAGATGCCGAGAGTACTTGAGTAGGAGCACCCTGTATACGATACAGTTCAGAAATAGAACGTACAACTTCTAGACCTGCTACTGATTGGTCATCCAATCGTCCTACGAAAGGAGAAACATAATATGCACCTGCTCGTGCTGCAAGAACTGCCTGGGCAGCAGAGAAGATAAGAGTCACATTGACACGGATGTTATTGTATGATAATTCGCTGCAAGCTTTAAGACCTTCACGAGTCATAGGAACCTTAACAGTGCAAGGAAACCCAAATGTTTCAAACAAACGACGACCTTCTGCAATCATATCATCAGCATTCCCCATGACTTCCATGCTGATATCTCGGATACCCATGTCCTTGATCTCTTGATAGACATCATCAGGTTTCCGACCACTCTTCATAATCAGAGTAGGATTTGTAGTGATGCCATCAATCAATCCAGTATCATTATATTTACGAATCAATTCTGTGTCTGCTGTATCCAGAAAAATTTTCATTTGAGTTTATTTAAAAATTCTCTCTCGTCATTATATAGAAACTTCATATCTTTGTCAAGGAAATATTCAATTCCTATCACGACTTCTGGTAGCAACCATTCATGCACTGGTAGACATGCTTCCCAGTTCACAGGTTGAATACAATTCATAACCACCACCGACCAAAAGGCAGCAGCATAATTGATGATGCTAGTCATGTTACTTTCCCGATAACCCATGACCTCATACCGAATGGAGTATCAGCAATCAGAGTTTGAGTTAGTGTTGCTACCTCTTGTGGCACCACCAAACAGAATCCAATACCAAGATTGAATACATTACGCATCTCATCTTCAGCAATGTCTCCTGCCTCCTGGATCTTGTTAAAGAGTTCTGGTCTCTCCCAAGCATCATAGTCAACATCAACTTTAAGACCTGCTGGAAGGCATCGTGGAAGGTTCTCAGGCAGTCCTCCACCTGTGATGTGTGCCATGCCTAGGATAGGAACCTCATCCAACAGGTGCTGGATCAGACGAGAATAGATGGTGGTTGGAACCAGCAGCTCAGGCATCTCTTTATAATAGATGTAATTTCTCCACAGCATATCATTGACGAGTGTGTATCCATTACTATGAAGTCCACTGCTCTCAATACCAATGACTACATCACCAGGTCTGATGTTACTACCATCAACAATATCATTCTTCTCTACAATACCAGTACAGAAACCAGCAAGGTCATATTCAGTTGCTCTATAATGTTCTGCCGTTTCTCCACCTAGGAGTTCCATACCAGCCATTACACAACCAACATTAACTCCATACACAATGTCACTGACGTTAGCATCAAGTGATTTAGTAGAGATATAATCTAGAAAATATAATGGTTTAGCACCAGAACATATAACGTCATTGACGCACATAGCAACAAGGTCCTGACCAATAGTGGTGTAATCAAAAGCAATCCTACAGATATTAATTTTAGTTCCGACACCATCAGCACCAGATACCAGCACAGGTTTCTCATATCCTGATGGAATCTCCATCATTCCATTGAACCCACCAATGTTAGGTGCCAGTGCTTTGATATACTCTACAAAGGAACGTCCCTTAATAATATCAACACCAGAAGTTTTATAATCCATCAGTCTCTTCCCAAACGAATGTACAAAGTAATCAATGATTGTGAGATTAGATCACAAGAATATGTGAATCCAATCTTATCTTCCTTGTCCCAGTGTTCTCTTTGACTTTTAAGAAGTGTGGAAAACTCCTTAATTTTAGACCTCATTTCCTCTTTAGATAATTTATCCAATGATTTCACCTTTGGCAATTTGTTCACGACGTTTTAGTTTCCATACGATGTAATCCATTGTAGGGATACACATAGGATTCCAACCAACAAAGGATGTTGATTCTCCACTTGGTATCTTCCAACAGGGAGCATCATCATTCTCAAGGTCTAATGACTTACGATACTCTTCCTCACCAAACATAACAACAGCACGTTCTGCTTCATTCAAACTCTTGAAGCAATCAAAAGAATTCTTTCTAATGATGTCAGGGATGTGATGTTTCATTTTGAATCTCAAGTTTAAGTTTACGAATACCAGTGATGAAATAACCAAAGTCCCTGGTTTCTGTGATGGGTTTTGTCTCACCACATACACCACACTTTGATTCATACACAGATGAACATCCTACAGAATAAACTCCATACTTATGTCCACAATCAAAACAAGTGTTGTAGGCAGTTTCAAGTTTCTTAAGTAGGGTCTTTTTTTCTTTGATGGTCATTATTAAAATCTCCAAGTGCGTTCCAGTAATCCAATATTCAATCCAAACTTATAAACACTAAACAAAATAGAAATTAGATTGCCCATACCAGATTGGATTTGAAG